GCCAGGTAACAAATCATTCACTCTTGAAACAATTATGGTAAGTGGAGATCCTGATGTGTCTCCAGTCGTTGATCTTGATCGTGTAAGTGTAATTGCCACTACAAACAGACTGAATAATCCAATCACAAACTTTGCAACCGATTCAAGAGTTAAACTTACAGGAAAGGATCCTTCCGCATCAACATATGTTTCTAGATTGGTTGTTCTTGAGAATCCAGCAACTGCACTTAGAGTTCAGTTTGCCGCATTTAGAAGACCATCTGCAGACATTCGTGTTTTCTACAAGATTATGTCCGAAGGTTCCACCGAGAATAGTTTGAATCAAAACTTTGAACTGTTCCCAGGTAATAATAACTTTACTCAGTCAGGATCAGTTCTGAATCCATCAGCAAAAGATGGTAAACCAGATGCATTGACGACAGCAAGTTCCGATTATTCCTTTAAGGATTATCTGTTCACTAGTGGCCCTCTGCCTAAGTTTACTAAGTTCCAAATTAAGATTGATATGGTCGGAACCAATCAATCGGAACCTCCATATATTAAAGACCTTAGAGCTATCGCCCTCGCATAATGACTGATTACATTCCCGTTGAAGGATATACGGGTCTCTATCGAGACTCTAACTCCACCGCAATCGTTAATAGGGACAGAAGTGCCTATGAAAACTATATTGCAAGAAGAGATGCTTTAGAAAAGAAAAGTGAAGAATTTGAACAAATGAAACAAGAACTTGATAATGTAAAGGGTGATATTGGTGACATTAAAGATATGTTGTCTGTCATCGTTCAGAAACTAAATAGTTAATAAAGGATAGATGAATGGCTCAACCAAGTTCAAGACAAGGCTTAATAGATTATGCCAAGAGACAACTTGGTTATCCTGTTCTGGAAATCAACGTTGCCGATGAACAACTAGAAGACCTGTTAGATGATGCCATTCAGGTCTTCCAGGAAAGACATTATGATGGTATTGCCAGAGTATATTTAAAGTATCAAATCACCCAGGCAGATATCGATAGAGGTCGTGCAAGGGCATCAGGAAATAGTGCAGGTATTGCAACCACTACAACGAACGCAACCATTGCAGGAGTTGGTGTTACTTTTTCATTAGAAGAAAATAATAACTATATACAAATTCCACCATCAGTTATTGGTATCAATAACGTATTCAAGATTCGTTCAGATACTGTATACGATGGTCTGTTTAATATCAAATATCAACTGTTCCTGAATGACTTGTATCAATTCAGTTCGGTTGATCTTCTTCAGTATGCGATGGTACAGACCTATCTTGAAGATATTTCATTCCTATTGAACCCAGACGTTCGTTATCGTTTCAATATTCGTCAAGACAAACTTTATATTGACACCGATTGGGCGCAAATTACAGTTGGTGATTATTTTGTGATGGATTGTTTTAGGATTTTGGATCCAAATGATTTCACTAGAGTTTATAATGACCCATTCCTCAAAAAATATTTTACTGCACTATGCAAAAAACAATGGGGTATGAATCTGATTAAGTTCCAAGGAGTTCAACTTCCTGGTGGCGTTCAACTCAACGGAAGACAGATATATGATGATGGTGTGAGAGAAATTGCAGAGATAGAAGCCAAGATGCCATCAACATACGAAATGCCTCCTCTTGATATGATTGGATAATGTTAAATCCTTTTTTTCTACAAGGTTCTCAGGGAGAACAGGGTCTGGTTCAAGACCTTATCAACGAACAGTTGAGAATGTATGGCCTGGAGTGTTATTACATTCCACGAAAACTTCTCACTACAAGAACGGTTATTAAAGAAGTAGTTCAATCTGTTTTTGATCAAACTTTTCCTCTTGAAGCTTACGTTGCGAACTTTGATGGAGCAGCTGGTCAAGGTGATATTCTAACAAAATTCGGTATTCGAGCGACTGATGAATTTAATCTTATCATTTCAAGAGAGAGATTTGAAAGTTACATTAGTCCATTTTTAAAATCAAATACAAGAGATTATGTTCTTTCAGAAAGACCAAAAGAAGGTGATTTAATTTGGTTTCCTCTGGGAGAAAAATTACTTGAAATCAAATACGTAGAATTTGAAAAACCATTTTATCAACTCCAAAAGCTCTATGTTTATGAATTAGTATGCGAACTCTTTGAATATGAAGACGAAGTTCTTGACACGGGCATTGATGAAGTAGATGCCATTGTTCAGACAGAAGGTTATATGACAAGAATTGTAATGTCTGGTATTGGCAGTACTGCCACTGCTTCTACAGGTGTTGTATACAATTCTGTACAGAAAATATACCTACAAGATGATGGATATGGATATACTAGTGCTCCTACCGTTTCGATCAGTACTTCACCAGGAGTAAATGCAACCGCGATCGGTATTATGACTGAGAGGTCTGGAATTGCAACAGGATTTTCAATTAATCGCATTCTTCTGATTAATCCTGGCAGTGGATATGCAGGCATTCCAACTGTTACAATTTCTGGTTCTGGTATTGCAACTGCAGGTATCACAACACTTGGATCTGTAGGTATTGTCACCATTACAAGTGGTGGTTCTGGATATACCACAACACCAACAGTTACATTCTCCGCACCAACATCAGGCACAACTGCAACTGGTGAGGCCATTCTTGGTGCTGGTGGAACCATCAGTGCAATTTACATTAGTAATGCAGGTTCCGGATATACTCAAGCCCCAACAATTACAATTGGTGCGGCGACTACAATTGGTGTGGGAACTTACATATTCAATGAACGTCTTTTGTTTGCTTCTGGAACTGGTGCAGGTTCTACGCAAAGTGCAAGAGTTAAAACTTGGGATGCTGCTACTAAGACACTCGATGTTTCTAGTATTACGTCACTTGCATTTAAAGTTGGTGATAGAGTTACTGGTCAAGAATCTGGCGCTATTTACATAATCAAATCAATTGATACGGATAGTCCAACTGGATTTGCAACTGCACTCAATCTTACTGCAAATCAATATGGAGATAATGCAGATATTGAACTAGAGGCAGATAGGTTATTAGACTTTACAGAAAGGAACCCATTTGGGACATTCTAAATAGTTAGAAAATATTTGAAATGTTAGGCACCTATTTTTATCACGAGGTTTTAAGAAAGACAGTTATTGCCTTTGGCACGCTGTTCAATAATATTCAGATTCGCCATAAAGATGCGAACGGAGTAGATTTTAGTATCTTAAAAGTACCTCTTGCATATGGGCCAATTCAAAAGTTTCTTGCAAGGATCGAACAACAACCAAGTTTAAACAAAGAAATTGCATTAACTCTTCCGAGATTGTCATTTGAGATGACGACTTTGCAGTATGATCCTTCCAGAAAATCAACTATTACTCAAACATTTATCGCTGTCGATAATAACAATCGAGTAAAGAAAGTTTATATGCCAGTTCCATATAATGTTGGGTTTGAGCTCAATATTATGACAAAACTCAATGATGATTCTTTACAAATTATTGAACAGATACTTCCATATTTTCAACCAGCATTTAACGTAACAATTAATCTCATTAGTTCAATTGGTGAGAAAAAAGACGTTCCAATCGTATTAGAGAGTATCACACAAAGTGATCAATATGAAGGTGGATTTGATACAAGAAGAATTATAATTCATACGTTAAAGTTTACTGCAAAGACATATCTGTTTGGTCCTGTTGCAGACAGCACAGACGGTCTCATCAAGAAAGTTGATGTTGACTACTATCCAAGCACCAATATTCAAACTGCAAAAAGAGTTCAAAGATATACTGCAACTCCAAAAGCTCTTAAAGATTACAATGACGATAACTCAGCCGTTCTTAATGGCGAGATTGATGTTGACGTAACAAAGTTAACTCTTAACACTACAACACCATTTAGTGAAGGTGATAGAATTATCATTGATGATGAAATTATGTACGTTAAGAGTATTTCTGGTCAAACAATGATTGTTAATAGGGGATATGATGGAACTATCATATCTTCACACGCACACAATGCATCTGTGGATATCCTTAATGCAGCAGACGATGTTCTTATTGAACCTGGTGATGATTTTGGTTTCAATGAGACTGTTTCATTCTTCACAGACGGTAAAACTTATAGTCCAGCTCAAGGCATAGACGTTTGAGGTAACTATGAAAAACTTTGATTCTATAGAAGACGCTTTGGATATTGAAACTTCAATAATTCCAATGGATGAGAGTGAAAAGAAAATTATAGAAAAACCTCAGGATATCGATCAAATTAAAAAAGACTATGAGTACTCCCGTGGTAATCTGTATTCTCTGATTGAAAAAGGTCAAGAAGCAGTTAATGGTATTCTTGAACTTGCACAAGAATCTGATTCACCAAGGGCATTTGAAGTTGCAGGTCAGTTAATTAAAAACGTTGCAGACACCACAGACAAACTAATTGATCTTCAAAAGAAGATGAAAGAATTGGGCGAAGAGCCAAACAAAGGCCCAACAAATGTTACTAACGCATTATTTGTTGGTTCTACTGCCGAACTTTCAAAATTACTTAAATCAAATAAGAGAAACGAAGAAACTAAATAGTTAGAAAAAGACAATGGCAGCCATTCCGTCTATTAACATTGTTATTCCTCAGGGTGCAGATTTTACTGAGACCTTTGTTTCCACTGAGTCGGATGGAAGTGCTTCAAACTTAACTGGATATACTGGTAAAGCACAGATCAAAAAACATCCAGATTCAACTACATCCAAATCATTTTCAGTTTCAATTACAGCTTCGACTGGAGAAGTTGCAATTGCATTGACATCTGGTACAACTTCAACATTAAATCCTGGTAGATACTTGTACGATGTTCTTTTGACTTCATCCAGTGGATCAGTTTCCAGACTCACACAAGGAATGGCATTAGTGACCGCAGGCATTACCACTTAATAAAATGACTGTAGCACAAAAAGCACAATCATCATCAAACGTCATTAAAAAGACACCTGCCAGGTCAGTATCTATAACTTCTACCAGAAGTCCGTCTCAAATAGAAGAGATGGGAGATACGGATTTTGGTTCTCTGGGGGCAGATAAGGACGGATATATTGTTTCTTACGACAGTACGACTGATAAATTTATTTTAATTTCTCCCGACCAAGTTCTTACGGCTTCTTCTGAAGATGCTGATTTGCCAGATGAGTTTATTTCCCAATTGGAGACAGAACTTGATCTTGGTACAATTCAACTTGATAGTCTAGATGGAGGTTCTTTCTGATGCCTACTAGATTTAGAGACTTATCGAATACAAATCTACCAATCTTAAACAACTCAAAAAACAAACACTTGATGAGTTATAATGCATCATTGAATAAATTTGAGATTATTTCATCGGATGTTATTGTTAGTTCAGCAACTACGTCCATACCAGATAGTTTTGTGACTCAAGTTGAACAAGAAATTAATGTTAACAATATTACTTTTGCAGGTATCGATGCAGGAACTTTTTAATCAATAAATAATTATTATAAAAGACAAATAGTAAAAAATGGCGTCTCCAGTAATTCAGTTTAAAAGGGGTGTCCTTGCAGATCTACCTGGATTGCGGGTGGGTGAACCTGGTTTTACAACAGATAGTTATGATCTGTATGTTGGTCTTACCTCCGAAACAGCCACAAATAAAATTGTAGGTTCCGGTCGTTTCTGGACAAATAACACCGCAAGCACAGGTAGTGGTGTTAATCTTGTTGAGGGAACAAGCAACGGAACTTCATTCATCACACTTAAGGCTCCAGATAGTCTTGCTGGTATTGTTACTTACACAATGCCTGGAACTGATGGAAGCAACGGGCAAGTTCTTGTAACTAATGGTTCTGGTGTTCTTTCATTCACCACACTTTCATCAAGTCTCGGTATTGCTGGTGATACTGGAACCGATACGGTTACTGTTGGATCTAACACTCTCACCTTCACTGGTGGAGAAGGTATTGACACCGCAGTTACCGATAATACACTGACGATTTCTGCAGAAGATGCAACGTCGTCAAACAAAGGTATTGCTTCTTTTGATGCAACAGACTTTACAGTAACTTCTGGCGCTGTTACTGTAAATGCAGAAAGAATTCAGGATATTGCTGGTGCTATGGTCACT